CACCTTTATTGGCTGTACGCGCCACCTAAGCATTGATCCGCTTCCTTGCAACGATCCGACGTGCAAGGAACGCCGCTGGGGCACAGTCTTCCGTACTCGAAAGGACCGTCATATCGCGGTCTATCCTTTATCGTGATGCGTTCGCGAGATTCACCACCGAAATTTTCTGTTGGCTTTGGTCCCGGTGTCACTGTTTTGGCTTCGACCTCGGCCTCATCCCATATCAGCGTCTTCGGGTCCGGCATCTTGTCAGTAGGTACGAGGCCGATCACATCTTGGAAGCTGGACAGGTAACGCCAGTTGCTTACGGAAAGTTTGCCGCCGGTTGTTTGCGTTCCGGCGTACGGACGGAAGATAACCCAATCGCCAACGTTCACAGGCTGCCGCGCTAGATTGCCCTCTGCGTCTTTGTAGACAAACGCAAGCGGCCCCATGGCGACAACGCGGCCAACCATGACGTTATGCTGCGCCATGTCACGGAACCCGTCAGGAACGTAAAAGCTTCCTACTTTCTTAGGTGACAGTGGCAACCGAACGAGCACCATATCCCGCGTCGGCTGTACGTCGCCGTGAGGTATAGCGAAATCATGTACGCCGATGTTGCTCATTTAATTCTTTCGCTGCGTTTTCAAAGGCTGCACTGATTTTCTCTGGCGGCTCCCGCAATAGCCGCTCAATCTCATTAAACCCCGCCGCCTTGCCCTGCACCGTTTGGCTGACCCCCTGTCCCTTGAGGAAGTCCGCCAGCGGCCCCGCCTGCCGGAACTTGAGGTACGTTACCAGGGCTTTGGTTTCCGGGCTGTTGAGCCATTCCGTCAAGGATGCCGTTTGCATTGTTCGCACCTGCCATCAGCTCTTGTACGGTTTGCTCTATCTGTGCCATTTGCAGCAAAGCCGCTCGATTGTCAAGCATTCCGCCGCTGGCTTCGACCATATTCAGCAATGCTTGGGTAAGCTGTACGGCCACCATCGCCTTGGCTTTCATCTGGTCGATTTGCAGCTTACCTAGGCCAATCATGCCTTTCATCTTTTCGTTAGGCGTGGCTTGCGGCGGCTGCGGACCTTGGCCTATCAATTTTTGCGGGTCAGGAAGTCGCAGCGTGCGGTATAGCCGCATACGGACCTCGTCCCATTTCGTCATAGGGTCCTTCATCAACTCCATGTAAATGCCAGCCAATGCCGTACGTTGCATTTCGGTTGCCAGTGACGGGTCCGCCGTGACTGCTACGCCGTCTTTGCCGGAAGCCGATATGCCTTCGGGCAGCATGCCGTAGGCATCCGCCATCTGGACGAACATGCGAAATTCTTGCGTCATGGACGCGATGAGCCGCCGATGTACAGCGGATTGGACTTGCGTGCCAGTGTCTATGATGCCCTTCGCCATAGTAGCAGTCATGGACGACGGCGCATTTTCCAAAAGGTTCAGCGTGCCGGCAAGACGGTCGCCAAGCGTCATCAATTTTTCGAGCGTTGCGACGGAACCGGGCGACACTGATTTGACCGGGAACGGCGAAAACCTGTTAGCGAGTGGGGCGCCGTCCGTATTGACAGTGGCAATGCGATTGTTTTTCAGTTCAACCTTGTCGGGCAGCCCGAAGCCACCGCCGGCAAGTACGCCGCCATTTTCGCTTTCGCTCTTAGCGGTGTCTACGATGGACCCTAAAAGCCGATCGGCAGAGCTTTCCGTACGATCAAGCAACTTGCCAAATCCCATGGGCAGGAAAGTACCCTTCGGGTCCGGCAGGAATCGGTACGGATAAAATCGGCGAATTGGATTAAAATACAGAACATCGTCCGTACTTACGACAGTCTTTTTGGACCATCGCGGCTTTATACGTACGATTTCCGGCGTATCGTCCCGCGAGATAACGACAGTCCAAGGTTCGTCTATTTCGTCACCGTCAAGATCAAGCCATAAATCGACATCGTAAAATCGTTTCGGCGCTTGTGGGTCGCGTTCATCATAAACAGGTTCGTAGGCAACCCATTTTTTGCGTTCGATCAAACGATCTATTTCGTACGGGTAGCGTTCAAACATATCCGTGATACGCGGAGCGCGCTCTACGGAACGAACGCTGCTATTTATGATAACATCCGTACACGGACGAAAGGCCGAATGAAATACGCGGTCTTCATCGTCAAAGTCGCGCTTGCGCCAGCCCAAACCGGTAACGGACATATGAATTACGAGCGGGTCCGTGTCCAAAGTCCAGTTTGGGTCTTTTGTACGGAGTTGACTGGATACCCACGCTGCTAAGTCTTCGCTACCCGGCTCGCTGGCCCGCGCTAAATCCGGTTCGCCTAGCAGAGCATCGGTCGCGCGGGCTGAAAACTGAATGACCGCAGACAATGTCATTTCGGTTTTTGGCGGCGGTTCTTCCCCAGCGCCTTCTTGTTCGCGGTCGTTGGGGTTATCGTTTTCGTCGTTTTCGATTTTGTCCAGATAGCCTTTGGCCTTCCCAAGCCAGTCCGACATTGATTGTTCGTCAACACTAATCAGCGCGATAATATCGGTTGCGAGCGTACGGCGCTCATCGGGGCCGAGTTTTTCAGCGACGTTGCCGAAATCTTGCGGCTTCGTCAGGTCCAACTTTAAAACGGGAAGATCGCGCATGCGGCCCCTTGTATGACAATCGGTATGACAAATCAAGAGCCTCTATACCACATATTGCGCCCGGCCGCATTGGGTGCTAAGTTCCCTTACCCGCTATAGGGTTTTGGCGTCCTTTGGCCTCGCGAGGCTGCGATATACGGAGATTAACGTGCAAGTAATCGATCGCTCTTTGCAGCCTTCGCAATATTGGCCGGGCTTGTATGCCCTGTTCGGGATGGATTACGAGCGCCTTCCGATCATTTACACTCAGTTCTTCGACACCAAGCCCTCGGAAAAAGCGTTCGAGGAATTCATGACCGAACGCGCCGGCCTTGGCCTCGCCGTGCAGCAGCCGGAATTGGAGCCGGTGCAATTCGACGTACCGAACGAAGGCTACCGCACTCAGGTCACCCATGCTTCGTACGGCCTCGCCGTTGCGGTGTCCCGCGAAGCCGAAGACGACAATCTGTACGAAGACGTTGGCGCCCGCATGATGAAAGAATTGGCTTTCAGCGCGCGGCAAACCGAAGAATACATCGCCCACGCGCCGCTTCAGGTCGCTGTCGATACTGTGAACGGCATTCGCGCGGACGGCGTGCCGCTGGGCTCCGCAAGCCATCCGACCGCTTCCGGCCTGCAAAGCAATCTGCTCGTTTCGGCCAATGTGTCGGAACTGGCATTTGAGAACGCCGTCATCCAAATCTCGTACACACGCAACGGTCGCGGCTTCATCATCAACGAGCTGCCACGCCGCGTCATCCTGTCGCCGGAAAGCGGCCCGGAGACCCGGCGTATTCTCGGCTCGCCGTTGCAGTGGAACGCGCAGACGAACAACATCAACGTGCTGCGATCGACTGGCGCGCTGCCGGAAGTGATCGAGACGCCGTACCTCGTCGATAAGGACAACTATTTCATCCAAACGTCCGAGCAAGACAAGGACAACGGCCAAGGCTTTACTTTTTGGGAGCGCTCCGCGCTGGAAATGCGCGAAGACAGCAACTGGAGCAACCAAGCGAAACTCATGGCGCTTTGGTTCCGGTGTGCCGCTTCCATCGTTGATTGGCGTTGCTGCTATATCTCCCCTGGCGCGGACAACGCGTAGCAGTGGCGTAAGGCGTTAACCTCCCAACTCAGGCCTCTGGTTTTGGCGAACCGGGGGCCTTTTTACATCGCAGCCGGTGTGATACAATTCCCGGCATGTCAACGCCGCACCATACGGGCGTCCCAAAGTTCCCCAGCTATGCCGTATGGGGCGCGTGCTCACGCTGCAACGCCCGCGTCCTTTACAGCACCCTGAAGCGTGAGCGTCTGACCGGCTTGCTTGTGTGTACAAAAACAAGCGGGCGTTCTACTCGTCCGTGTTTTGATCCCTGGCCAGAAATTTACGACTTTCAAGCGTTCCCCGATAAATCGACTGAACCGCCACCGGAACCGCTGCCACTCCGTTACAATCTCGACGCCATATGGGGCAACGGCCCCGTGAGCGGCACCACGGCGGTATTCGCTGCCGCACCTGTTGCCGCGCCGGACGATGCAACGCGGCTCGCCAAGCTGCTTACGTCGGTTCCGTACTACGCCAGCCTTGGAAAGTCGGCGGCGTTCATGGGGCCAAACGCGCCACTATCGAGTAAGGTCTTTAATCTGACAACCATCGTACCGCAAGATTACGATGGCACTTTCATCCCGAGCAATTCCGTGCGTACAGTGACACCGCCAAATGAAGCGGGTGAGCTGGCGGGTGTGACGCAGACGGACCCAGATTTGCCGAACGATCAACTATGGTCGCCACCTTGGGCTGCCGTGAAGCAGGTGTAGGATGACCGTAGTTACTCTAGTTTCAAAACCAAAAGCATCTGACGAAGTTAGGGAAAGCGTGGTGCGACTTCTCCGCGAATCGCTTGAACAAGCTGAAAGGGGCGAAGTTGATACTGTCATTATCATTCTGAGCCATCCTGACGGTGAGTGGTCCGATCGGTGCAGCAACACCGACAAGCTATCAACCGCCATCGGGCGGTTAGAAATAACTAAGCAAGAATGGATTGCAAAGTACCTTAAAGAGCGCGCACAATGACCACCGCCGCTCAAATCATCACGGAAGCCCTGCATCTATTCGGCATAGTAGACCAAACTGAATCGCCAACAGCTACGGACATAGCGAACAACGTCGCCACCCTAAATGATTTGCTCCGCAACGAACAAGCAGACGGCGCGTGTCAGTACCTCATCAAGCGCCTTGCGGTCACACTGCCCCCCGGTATTCCTTTGCAAATTTATTCGTTTGTAGTCGGCAGCGGCAGCCCCTTGTATTTGGTCCAAGTTGACGCAGTAGCCGTACGCGCTATTTGGATGAACGATATAGTTTTGACAGTGAACCGCGAAACCCGCATGGTTCCTATTTCGGATGTTGTACGCACGACGTACCCCGGCATTATAACCAAATGGCATCAGGAACGACAGGCGGACGGTTCGGTGCTGATCACTGCATGGCAGCCGCCGCGCGCCCCTGCAAAGGCGCTGATCGAATACGGCGGCCGGCTGGCCTTGATTTCCGCACCGGATGGCAGCGACGTGGTTGCATTGCCGCCGGAAGGCATACACGACGCTACGCTGTTGCTCGGCCGCCGCATCATGGGCTCGTACGGTCGCGTGCTAAGCCCAACGGACCCTATCGTTGCGGACGCCGAACGTGTCAATGCGCGCTGGCGGGATTATGCTCGCGGACAGCAGTGGCTCCGGTTTGTCAGGAACTGATATGACCTATTATGAAACCATTGCGCTTGCGGAAAAAGCCATCACGGATGCCGGCTACGTACGTGATAGTCAGAGACATATTTGGGTGAACGGTAACAAGACAGCAAAAGTCATGCGCGAAGGACCGTCCTATAAATTCTATGTGCTGTGGGCGTAGCGCGTGGGCGCAATCGACATACTAGGTTCGTTCCAAGATCCTCTTAACTTAGATCAAGGCGCGGGGAAACTTGTCAATGTGCGCGTCGTCCCGCGCGAACAAAAAGAAGGCAAGCCCGGTAAAGCGCGTCTTGTCGGTGCGCCAGGGCTTACGCAGGTTTGCCAGCCTACAGCAGCACCTTGCATTACCATAGGGCAGGCGCTTGAAACGGTATGGACCGGGCACGCGGACGGCTCGATATACTACGGTGCGGAAACCGGGGCGCCGACGTTGGCGGGTTTTGTCGCCGTGAATGCGCAGCAGCCGGTTATGCGTTTTGCCGAAGATCGTACGGCGCTCGCCATTGCGTCTAACGCGAATACCAATAACCCGGCAGAATACGGCACAGGCTACACGGCAACGCCGGCCGCTGGCGTCGTCAACGCCGATTTTGACGCCAGTATTAACTTCGATCCGTCCGCCGTTGCTGAATTAAATAACATAACGGTATGGTCCGCCGCGTCCAATTTCTACGCTAATCAAGACGCCAAAATGTACAGCTCACAACCGCTGGACCCGGCTAACGTACTACCGAACAGCTTTGCGACGAAGGAAGCCCGCGCCGATCGCGTTGTCGATTTAGCCGTGTCGGGGTTGGTCCTGTGGCCGCTTGGCTCCCGCTCGCTTGAACAATGGTACAATCCCGGCGGACAGACGGATTTCGCATTCACCGCCTATCCGAACTCGCTTTATTCCGTGGGGCTAGCTGCGCGCCTATCTCTGGCAATTTTACGCGATATAATCATGTTCGTAGGAACCGACCGCCGCATATGGATGTGTACGGGGCAGACTGGCCAGCCGATATCGCCGGCATGGATTGATTTGCTCTTGCAACAACTCACGACTACGCAACTGGCGACGTTGACGGCATACGCGTACGGGCAGGGAGGCGGCGATTTCTATATATTGACGCTGCCCGGCCAGTGGACTTTGGAACTGTGTGGTTCGACTGGCGTCTGGTCTTACCGACAGTCGCCGGGTGGACGGCTAGATCATGCAGGTCGTTGCGCTACGGAATATGTTGGCGGCATTACGTATGTGGGGCTCGACACCGGCCAAGTCTGTACGGTGAACATAAACAGCAATTCGGAACCGGCTGGTGCTTTACAGCGCATGATAATAACGCCGTGGGTGGGCGGCAGTCCCGGCAGTTTAATTAAGGCGGGCTCGAGCGGGCAGGAAACGCGGCAGACGTACGATTCAATCGACGTAACATCGTCCATGGGACCGGCAGCCGGAAATTTTCAACTGGACTGGTCCGAAGATAGAGCTGTAACGTGGCGTGGCGCTCGGCAAATCACGATGCCGCAGCCCGGCACCCGGCGTGCAATTGGTCGCAGTTTTGGTACGGGACGGCGGCGCCAATTCCGTCTGCAGTACAGCGGTGTACAAGCGCCGTTCACAATTGACGAGATATTTGCGCAAATATCGGCAGGTACGTAAAGGGAAAAATATGCTTCTCTGGTATTTAACATGCAGAATAAACAAGCGGTGTCCTGACCGATTTTATTCGTACGTCGGTTTCGGTATTTGGTTAATTCCGCGTGTTGAAGGTTATGATCCGTGGGGTTTCCCCGATTTTGAAACTGTGGCAGGCACGTAATGGCGCTGAAATTACCGCCGCCACCACAGTTACCCGTATCATTCGGCGGATTCGGTCAGCAATTAAATCGGTGGCTGCTTGAAATTCAATCTATTTTGAACAGCCAAGGATTGATCGATCCTAACGAGGTTCAAGGACTGCCGGCACTGTTTACCCAAGTTGCCACTCTCGTTGCGGAGGTTGCGACGAACACTGCCGACATTGCGACGAACACCGCCGACATTACGATCAACACCAATAACATCGCGACGAATACCGCCAACATTGCAGCCAACACTGCCAGTATCGTAACTCTGACGGCGCGCAACCAGATCTTGAACGGTTCCGGCGCTCCTGGTGCTGGGCTTGGCAACAACGACGATCTGTACATTAATAACACAGGCGGCGTTGGTTCGTATTTGTACGGCAAAATTGCCGGCACATGGGTTGCGTTTGCTTAGAGGCCCGCGCTCCTAAAGTTAAGCGGAACGCGGGCCCCCTCTTACTCCGGGGAGATTCGGCTCAACATAAGGTAAATCTGTGAGCGGACTTATTAGGCATCACCATCCTTTCTTTAAAACGAAAATTGCACCATGCTTATAATGAACTGAAAATCCTCAACCGTACGCGCGATAAAATAAAGACCGCCGGCAGCTTCCCAGCGCCGTTGAAATTTTATTTGCTCCGCGTCTTGCACGCCCTTGCCGTCTTTCAGTTCGATCGCGAGTTTACGGCCATCGGCCGTAAACGCGAGAAAGTCAGCCACGCCGGCAAGCACGCCTTTGCGCTTCATTTTGACGTGATATTGGACATGGGCTTTACGTTCGTTGGCGACATGAAAAATAAGCAGCGCCGGGTGCGCCTGCCTGACCCAAGCCCACGCCTTTACGTGAATCTCGTTTTCCGAAGGCCCCTTCGGCTTGGGCGTCTTCTTAACGGGTTTTCTTGGCAAGGATACCCAGCTCCCTTAACCGATCTTCGCGCCCCGGCAGCCATGCCTCCAGCGCCTCACGGAGCGCGGCAGAGCGGTTTTTTACCGTGTCGCTGTCGATATTGCGGGTCACGTAGTCTAGGCGCTCTACGAGCGCTCTAGGCAGCCGGCCCGAAATCATTATGGTGTTCACGGCCATAGGTGGTATGCTTACTGAAATGTCATACAAAATGCAAGGGTCTAATCGATGAGCACGGCACCAACTACCGGCATGGGCAGCGGCCTTGGTGCCGGCATCGGTACGCTTATCGGCGCTCAAATCGGTTCCGAAGACATTACGCAAGGCGAAAACACCGTCACCAGCAATACGAATGCCGTACAGGGCATGCAGCAGCCCTTTATCAATTTTGGCCAATCATTCCTACCTACTGCTTCAAACGCTATCGGCGGCGCGTCAGCCTTTGCGAACAATACGCAAGGCTACAATCAGTTTATGTCGAGTTACACGAACACACCGGCTGCGCAGTACCAATTGCAGCAGGCGGACGAAGCACAAAACAACAGCGCCGCCGCGAAAGGTGGTTTGCTTTCAGGCGCCAATGAACGCGCGCTGGGTACGATCAACAATGGCATCGTCGCTCAAAATGCTAACAACGCGTACAATGAATATCTGTCCGGTAATCAGCAACAGTTCGGACAGCTCGAAAGCGCGCTAGGCAATATGTTCCAGGCGATCGGCGTCGGGCAAACATCGCTTGGTCAGGACGTGAGTACAACTAACGCAGAGAATGCGGACGTGACCGCACTGGCGCAAGCACAGGCAAAGCAAGGCAACGCCAAAGGCAGCGGCCTTGGGTCCATCTTTAGCGGACTTGGCAGTTTGCGGTCTTAACGAACGATTGAATAAATATAGCAGTCTTGCGGCTCTGTACTCACATTCGGAAAAAACTCAAAACGCCGCAACAGCCCTTCGCACTGCGCACCTATGCGCTCCGTCACGCGCTGGCCTTGGATATTGTCAACGTGTACATACGTCCACAGCCGCCACGTTTGCGGGTGTATAAAAATCCACTGTACGAACGGCCTGCAAAACTCGCGACCGGCACCGCGTACTTTCCAATCCGACCGAAACATAATCGACATGGTTGCTTGATGCCGCGCAACCTCCAAGCCGACTACGCCTAAAATCTCATTGTTAGAACACACGGCTTGCCATTTTGTCGGGCTGTTGCGGTATTGCTCTATGAGTTGCGTTGCTTCGTCCACGGATTTGTGCGTACGAAAGCCTAAATAGCGCGTCACGTCGGGATTACCTGTCAGTACGAATAACTGCGACCCTTCCCATGGGTTTAGATCGCGCATGGTGAAACGGCCGACTTGTGCGGTCATGATTCCCACGGCATTTTTGGCGGCGCAAGAATGTCTGCAGGTACGATCTCCATACGACGCGGAAATTGCATGTATCTTTCGACCTCAGGCACAATCTCACTCTTCGCACCGCGCTCGCAATTTTGTACAGCTTGGCGCCAGTACGACGGTTTTAGTTCGGCGCCGATCGCACGACGTCCCATTTGCAGAGATACGTACAATTCCGAGCCAATGCCAGCAAAAGGTGAAAGCACAGTATCGCCGGGGTTGCTCCAAAGCTCCAGGCATCGCCGGATCGGCGTGAGCTGTAGCGGCGATATGTGCGCTTCATCGGTTTCCTCACGCGCTTCTTTGCGAGATAGCACGTCGCCTTGTGCAATGTCGTCCCATACCGGCTCTGCGTACCGCTGCCATACTGCAATGCTGTACTGCTTCGTGCCGGGTGACGCAATGCACGGTATCATCTTTTCTTCTTCTTCGCTCCATTCTCGACTTGGTAGCGTGCCGTTAACTGTAGTTTCAGAACCGTAGTAAGCGTCGAATTGTCCCGCAATCGGCTCTGGGTTGTCGCCGGGCTTGCGCATGGTGACGATGTAATCGGGGATTGCCATGCGCGACATGCTCGAATCCTTAACAATTTGCTTATGCAGCAAACCGATCGCTTTCGTTCGCTGCATCGCCGACACCGGGTCCTTTCGGATGCAGACCTCGGAGTGGTAGTAAAAACCTACCTCCTGGTGCGCTTTGATGATGTCGCCGCGAAAATCGCGCAGCCCGATGAAACCATCCCGCAATTTGGACGTTGGCAAGTTCATGCAATGTATTGATACAAGCCGGCCGGGCTTGGTGACGCGATAGACCTCGGCAATTAAAAATTTATAGTGTTGCCAGAAATCAGCATCCGCTCGGCAATTGCTCATGTCGCGCGGGTCGTCTGAGAACGTGTACAGCGAAATAAACGGCGGTGAATAGATAGTGTAGTGTACGGATTCATTTGGCAATGCGCGTATTACGGCAACGCAATCGCCGTTCCAAAGATGCCAGTCCTTACCGGACGCTTGGTCAATCACCGCAGCCATGAAGGAACCTCCATAGTGTTTTTATGTTGTGTAAGCGTACGGATGCCATGCAACGTCCGCGTCATTAATGTTCGGGTATGCTTAGACATTTCATCCGCCATGCGATCGGCAGCGGCTTCCTTAGCGGCAAGATTGCTGACAACGGCGCCTTCCGCAGTCGAAGCGATGAAATACGCACGTACGTCCAATATCTGACCAAATCGCCAGCAACGCCGAATGGCTTGGAATAGTTGTTCAAAGCTGTCGTTGAGCCCGACAAAAACCATATCGGCGCAGCGTTGAAAATTCATACCCCAGCCAGCGATTGACGGTTTGCTGACGAGCACACGCACGGTTCCGTTTGCAAAACCTAACAGACGTTGTGCTTTAAGATCGGGATGCTGGCTACCTCTAACCTCGACTGCACCGGCAATTGCAGCCGTCAGCATTTCGGATTCCAGATTGGAATTGCACCATACCAGCCACGGCCGATCTGGTTGCATGTTAACCAGCGTCGCCGCCGCCCGTACGCGATCGACTGTGCTGTCACGCCGCGCTCGCAAACGTTCGGATAGCGTATGCGCAACGGGAAGATCTGACGGGACCGTGATAAAATGCTTATGCAACGGCGGAAGATCGTAACCCGGTTCATCGTACCCCAATTCGTTAGGGTGCCGCAGCATTACGGACCACGATGAAAGCCAAGCCCAAAATTCCTGTTCCGCGTGGCCCTTAAGACGCCACTCCGCAGCCGGTTTCTTATCGTGGTTTTTGGCGCTTACGGCTTTCATCGAGCTGTTATGGACAAACCACGTTGCTAACATTTCCTTGGCGCTGCATACGCCTAGAAATTCCGCATGGTTGCCAAGCTCAACGTAATCATTTGGTGCAGGTGTTGCCGTACATGGCAACCGGAACGGAATGTCTCGCGTAAATTCGATTAGCTTCGCTCTGGTTTTGCTATCATGCGCTTTGATGATGCTGGACTCATCAAGCACGATGCCGGCAAAATCCGCAGGATCAAAATTGTCGATGCGATCGTAGTTCGTCACTACGATGTTGGATTTGATTGAAGCACGATCCGGGGCGTACTCAACCGAATCAATATCGAACTTTTTGGCTTCTTGTACGGTTTGTTGTGCAACTGCCAACGGCGCCAAAACGAGTATTCGGCGCCAAGTATCGTGCTGGATTTCTTTCGCCCATGATAGCTGTTGAAACGTCTTGCCGAGGCCGGTCCCGGCAAATATCGCAGCACGACCTTGCCGCAACCCCCAAGTGACAATATCACGTTGAAAAGGGCGCAGTTTAGGCGACAACTCCAAAGTACGGGATAGTCCCATATGAACAGGAAGCGCCGATTTGCGGACCAAAAAACCTTCGTACGTATCCCGCGTCATCGCGACATCCTTTGACTTTCGTAGCCTTCGCAATCCAGCGGCAGCCCCGAAGTCCACGCACGCGGGCGCCGCATAATCTCACGCATCTGTTGCGACCGTACACTGGCAACGTCAGTACGCGCAAGAGATAAAATTGAATCGTACACGTCCAAGATCAGCACTACGTCGGGCAGCTCGCGTTCAATGTCGGCCTCAGCCGCCGTTACTAAGTCCCGCGTCATGGACTGGCAGGCAATTTCGAGCAACGAACCACCAAATGCTTTTTGCCGCAACATCGTACCGAACTTGGCCCGGAAAAACGCCATTTCACCGCCGTACGTGATATGCGCGGAATAGTGCGGTACGGCGCGGCCGGACGGTAGCAGCATCCATACGGTGCCGTGGCTATCTTTCTGAAAAGCGACTTTGCCAGCAGGAAATATGCGGCCCGGTTGCTCATAAATCGCGAACTTGAACGCGTCGGCGAGCGCAAACCAAAGAGACACGAGAAGTGGGTTTGCTTGCCGGTAGCCGTCAATATCGGAGCGGGCTTTGATTTCGTCTACGTTGTTGCCGGCGCGACGCTGGTGCGCCATGTATGTCTTCCATCCGAGCTGATAATTACCGCCCAACGTCACAGATTTGTAGCTCTGGCGTTCGTGCGGGTGCGTCTTTTTAGTTGATCCAGGCGGGCAGCGTCCCATGGCAATTGCGTTATACATATAAGGGTCACCGCCGGTCGCTAGTACGGTCAAACGTTCGGTATCGCCGGCCATCCACAGAGCAATACGATACTCTGCATTCGATAGATCGTTATCGCAAACCATCCAATTTTGCGGAGCTACGATCGTACTGCGAAGGCAATCGGTAAGCGCGATGTTGTTGTATTTGAAGCCGGCTTTAAGGCCTTGAATCACGCTGTCGATTGTCGGGCGTCCGTCCTGACCATCGTACTTACCTGACGGCCGGGCAATGTTAAACATATTGGCGCCCTCTGAGGTACCCCGACCCGACCGAGCGCCGAAGTACCGAGTGGCGTCTTTGTAGAAGCCGTTAACATGCCGATCTAGCAAAGCCTGTGCTTTGAGCGACGCGGAGCCGCCCTCGGATTGTAACAGTTCCAGAACAATCCGTACGTCGGGGTGCAAATTTTCATCGGCCAGTTTTTCAGCAACGATGTGTTTTTGCGTGCTTTCCAGTCCGGCAGCGTGATCGCCGCTGTTGCACCATTCGATAATCCGTTGGCGCTGCGACAATTTCGTTACCGCGTTCTGTGTCAACTCCATTAACGTCGCGGTGCTCTCTTGTTCGATTTCCTGCCGGCGCATGGCAATCGCGGTCGCCAGATGCACATCGATCGGTAAGCCAATCTCGTTTTTTCGCCACGTACGTTCAAAAATCAAACGCTCATCCGGCGTGAGCGGCGGCAGTCGGCTGTCCAAATCAATGAGACAATCAACATCAACGTCGTTGTATTCCAGTAATTCGCGGAATGTTTGTACGTCTTCATTGAAAGTGCCGTCGCGCTGCGGCCGGCAGGTTTTCATGACAAGTTCGCGCCCGCGCGGATCTTTACCCCGAATGCCGAGTGTCTTACAGACTTGATCTAGACCGCCGGGGAGCGCGAGCGATTGTGCGCGTGCCATTGTGCAGTCAATTTTCGATAGCGGTAAATCGAGGAAAGGATTGACCGCACGCAGAATGCTCACGTCAAAATTTGCGTGGTGTGCAACGAACCGGCGGCATTGCCGTACGTCGGCGTACAAGTCCGCAAGCGCATGCGTGCCTAAATGCGGGTGTACGGGGCAGGCACGTTTCCGTACGCCACGGAATTGCCAGACGACGGATGTTATCCCGGTCGAAGGATCGGCAGCGTAGCGTCTCGCGCCGGCCTTTTTAAGATCGCAGCGGCTGCGCGTCTCAAAGTCGGCCAATAGGTCGTCAGGATGTGGCATGGAAAAAGCGGGGACCGAAGTCCCCGCCCTCTCTGACGGTTTAGCGCGGTGCGAAGGGGTTAGAAGGGTATGTCGCATTCCCACCGAAACCCGGACCAGTGGGGGCCGGGGCAGCGAAGGCCGGGGCTGCAGGGGCGCCCGGAGTAGGGGCAAAGCTGCTTCCCGGCGGCGTAAAACCCCCTTGCGGTTGCTGGCCAAAGGGCTGTTGCGGCACAAAGCCTCCAGGTGACGGGCTGAAGCCCGCCGGACGCAAGCCTTGCTGTTCCGCCATCCGCATGAGTTCGGCACCGCTCACCGAGTTGGCGAACACGATTTCTTCACCCGGCGATGAAAACACGACGGCGTTGAGGTAGAGCTTCACGCCGCGCGGATCGTTCTGTTTTACGGCCGCAGTCACGCCGGCCATGACGTAGTCACCGGATTTTACACCGACTTTGTTCGTCAGCTTCGTAAGTACACCGCCGGCTTGTACGATTTCGACGTTCGGCGGGTTGCCACTGGACGCCGAAAACAGCCAGTGCCCCTTGGCGAACTCGGACGACTTGCCTTCCGGGCTCGGCATGTCGCCATCCACGACGGGCCAAACGAGGATGTGCGGGTTGTTCTGGTAGATCTTGCCGCACGCCGCCGATATGCCCGCGAGTGCCGGTTCCTGAAACCACTGCGCCACGGTCTTCTTGACCAGAAACATGGCGAAGTAGTTGGGCTTTTGAGTCGGCTGCCCTTTGTACGTCGTGCTCGGTGTGAACAGGTGCCGCATGTCCGCAATGCGAGCGTTGAACACTGTTGCAGCTTCATATTGTCTGTTAGCCATTTTATCACCTATCATTTATCAATCCGGCTAACCCAGCCGGCAGGGAATTTGGAGTGTACTGACAAAGGCAGGTAGGGTCAAGTGAGTCTTATAGGGGGTATGGCAAAAAATGAACATCCTTCCCGGCGTCTGTGAAATAGTCGATTTCGTGTTTAATGCCCTTGCTGGTTTGCCAGCCCGTCATTTCGGCGACCAGTAGCGCCTCAGAAGCGTCCATCATTGCAGCATCGAATGGCAACCAAATATCGAGGTTTAACGGATCGATGTTGCCGTAAATTGCGAGCGGGTGCGTGTGAGCGATCGGGCTATAAACTTTAACGCCAAGCGCGAGCAATCTCGCAGCGAAGATCGACGCTTCGACAAACGCACAGTGGATGCCGCTGGGAAATTTGCTATACGGCGTTGCCAGATAACACAGCCGATACTTGGTCAGTTTTTCAATGCCGATCATACTAATAACTCGCTTTCAACTGCCCTTCGGGCTTGTGGGCCCCGACAGCCGCATATTGTTTACCAGCCGGTCCCAGCTTTTCAGCCTGTGCCGGCGACACCGGCTTAATGCCGCGCGGGCCGAATTGTTCGTACAGCACCTTGGCAGCCTGCTCGGTGTCGTTCCAGGCGCGGAACGCGCGCCCCGGCTTCAGCACCGCCCCCGGCGTCGCGTAACCCAGCTTCAGCTTTGTAACCAACGCGTCGTCATAAACGGCCTTCACATCGTCAAGCGCACGGATGATTCGCAACAGCCGTACAAGTTCTTCACTGGTCAGACTCTCGGGAGCGCGCGACATGGCGCCCATGACGAAGCCGGCATCGATTGACATGGCGGGGCATTGCTGGAATGCGTTACACCAGCGGCACCACGGGCCGGGACGCGGGGCGCTGCGATCGGCAATCTGTCGCAGCACGCGGTCGCGGTGCGCAATCACTTCGCTGCGGTGCGCAACCCATTGCTTAAACGGAGTCTCGTCCAAGCCATTTGGTTGAAAAATAACAAGGCGCCACCATTCGGCGTCGCACTCGTTAAGTAATGCAGCGGCGTATGTCAGCATCTGCTTGTTGTGGTACGCGTCAACATCCCACTTGCCAAACTTATAATCCATGATAGTGGCGATGTACGGATGATCGTTAAATAGATCGGCCGTACCGCCGCATTCGTGCGCCAGTTCTACCGTTAACTCTGTGTACGTATCGCCGGGCTCCAGTTGCCGTACAAAATCAATGCCCAATGCGACGGCTTCCGCTTTACTGTCGTTGTCGTCAGGAAAAGCATTCTCCGCAACGGCAGCGGCTAGTAATTCGTGACCGCGCGTGCCTTCGTCCGCTGCAAGTTGCGTCTTCAATGGCTTTGGCGCTTCCGGTATGCTGTTGCGGGCGCTGAAAGAGCACTCTAGCCACGTCGCGGCGGACGATGGTGCGAATAGGGCGTGGGGCATGTTCAACCTTCAATTAAGAAAATTTCTTGTAGTTGCATCGATAAGGACGGGTGGCCGGATACGTTGGTATCAACTACTAATGATAGCACAACCTCGCGGCCTGAATTGCGCATTTCCTTGACGAACTTTCGACACTGTTCCGCGTTAATCATCCAGGACGATACGTACACGCCGGGCGCACTTTCTTTGACGTACAGCGGATACGCACCGCCTTCGCGGTGCTCCATCTTCGTAGAGCCTTCAAATTCAATCGGGCGTACGCGCACAAAACGCTGTACTACGTTGCCGCGTTTTCGACTTTCGAAGGCCATCTAGGCGTCTTTCAAATGCAGTTGTTCAGGTCTGTAGATATGAAGCGCACCTGCTACTTCAGTAACCGTACACTCTACCACAATACGTTGTTCTTTTTTAGTAGTATAGAAAATTGAAACCACTACACCCGGCCATTTATAGCCGCTGACTTTTTCAACGTGATCGCCGATAAAGAACACTGTACAGACCTTTGAAAATTCAGGGGCGGCGGGTAACGCATTGTACCTGTAAGCTGCCGCCCCTAGGACGCCATTGTGCGTCCTAATTATGAAAACGGTGCAGAGGTTGATTACTTTGAACGCCTATCGCCTTGTACCCGACACGAACGCAAGTAATCTTTCTTTGCCGACCCCTCTGCTAACCGACGGTCAATGTCGCGTCAGGCGTTCATCAATTTCGCGATATTCTCCAACCCCGGCACCGCAACCTTGGGGAGGAAAATGGTCCTGATTTGGTCCATGGTCGCGGCCGATGCTTCCGCACCGCATTGCCCACGGAACCAATTCAGCACCGCGTCGGCGGGTTGGCCACCGGCAATGGCGCTGTCAATGCGGGTGACGATGCGTTGGACGAGGGCGGCAACCACCGGATCGGCTGCAGGCTGCCCAACAGGCGCGCCAGGGAAGCCTTGGGACGGCGTAAACGCGGCTGTCTGGGGCGGCGGCGGGGTCGGATTGAACGCAGGCTGCGTCTGAGGCGGCTGCAAGGGCGGCGGGGCTTGCGTCGTCTGCCCGGCGGTATCGCCGTCGTCAGCTCCTGATCGGCTGCCGCGCGGGTTTTTAATCCGCGCCTTGAACTCTTCCTCGCTGTCAAACTCAACTGTTATTTTCATGGTTCCGTTCTCCTTTGGGTTCAGGGCGTAAATGTATGACAAAACTTTAGGGCCGTGTCAACCGTACAAGCGATAAATAAAACGATGCTTGGATACTCGCGGTACTCGGTCAAATGCGACTCCGGGCGCAGTCGGCGCATGTTTTTATCTAGCACAGATCCGATAGGTTTCATTTTTGATGAATAACGCCGTTTTTGTCGTACAGCCCGGCCGCCACGTAGCGACCGTTCGGGGACCGTTTAAGATAAACTGAGTGTACGTCAGGCAGCACTTCATAATTCCATAGTGCCGTTGTATAGCGGGTTGTCAACGTCCAACCGCCTGAAGGATTTTTGACCGGCGGACTGACGACTTCCTGCCAAGGCGCGGCCTCGACCAGCTTGCGAATGCTCACGGCTTCACTTGCACCGCCGCGCATTTTCAAATCTTTGCCGGCTGCCATCGTCACGGTATTGTCGAAACCGCAGAACGGACAGAGCGGGTGCAAAAATGCGGCGTACGTTTCCTCGCAGGCTGCGCACGTCTTAATCTCGGATTGCTGTTGGTGGCAATGCGGGCAACGCATGCCATGGAAATGCGGATCGAATTGCTCGCCGCAACTTTTGCATTTCGGCGCGCTACGATGCAGTGTTTGACACTTTGGACAGGTTTTTCCGTTTTCCCATGTCTCCCACTCTGCGGCACAGTTTTCACATTCCAGCAAGCGCCCTGGAGCTGCCATTACGGCGTCAAGCGTGCCGTGGCGTTGAATGTTGCCGCCAAAATCCGATACGAGGCAGTTAGCGGCGTACGGCGTTATACGGGCGCCACGGCCTAGGCTTTGTGCGTACAGCACGGCGGATTTGGTAGCGCGGCAGAACGCCATGTAATCAATATCCACAACGTTAAAGCCCGTCGTGAACATATTGCACGAAACGAGGATTTCAGCGCGGCCGGCTTTGAATGCTTCAACGGCTTTGTCTCGTTTGCCGGTAAGCGAACGTGAATGTACGCCAACAACTGAGGCGTTGAGTTTTTGCAGCTCCGCGTCCATCCTATCAACGTGCTCGATATTGCAACAGAACACCAGCACGCGACGGCGCCCGTACTTTTGCATGACCTCCAAAATTGTTTTCGCATGGCTTGGCGACAGCTTGATCGCACGCGGCGCCATTTCGTCCATATCGAAGTCGCCGGCTACGGTCTTCAGTCCTTCGACCTCAATAGTTTCGTCCTCGCCGGCATCCACGGGAACGAGCGGCTTAACATAGCCGTCGCGGAGTGCATCAAGAAACGAGTATTTGAAAACAACCGGCCCAAATGTACGGTTAAGATCGCCGGTGCCGTCTGAGCGGAACGGCGTTGCGGTCAAGCCGTGGACTTTGGTTTGCGCGAGCTTATCGAATAGCCGCCGGTACTGTGACGACTTAGCGGGTGGCGTCCGGTGAACCTCATCCACAAGTATCGCCACTACGTCACGGAAAAGGTGGAGTCTACTAACGATTGTTCCGATAGTTCCAACGGTGACTCTGGCGAAGGCGTTGACGCTAATGGATGCGGAGCAGACGCCGGGGACACACCCAAGCTGTTTACAGGCTTCGGCATTTTGGACCACCAATTCCTTGTTGTGTGCAACTATCAGTACGCGACCGAACTGGCTGTAATGCAGCGCCAGCATTCCCAACATCGCGCTTTTGCCACCCGCGACGCTGACTTCGGCGACGCTGAATCGGCCGTCGTGGTTTATAAGCGTCTGTACACCTTCGGTTTGATGCCGGCGCGGTACGAACAGCGGGGGCGGTGTTATGGGGAAGCCGGCGTGCATTGTCAGGCGTTTTCTTTTATGAACTCAATTTCTCGTTCCAGATTGACGCCAACAAATCCCATGCGCTTCAGCCGTATTTTAAGCAACACCACACCGGAATAAGTCTTCAGGCTGGCGTTGAACTCTGCGGCATGCGACGTGTACAGGTCGCGCCAATCCATCCAACTGTCAAAGTTTGGCGGCAACGAATTTGGTTCAGTGTTGGGCATGTTCTCTTCCCAAATGCCTCAAATCCCGGTCCACAGCTTCACGCAACTTAGTTACCGTTGCGTTAATTACGTCGTCCTTGCTGCCGTGACCGCTTACGATAGTCAACGCCACAGCGCCCGCCAAGCCGTCAACATACGCTGCTACGACGTTTTGGCCGGCTACACGATCTGTACGGATCGTAAGAGCGAACGACTGCATGTGCTGACGAATCAAATCGCGCAGTGTGAACGCGGCAGCCATTTCGATTTTTAATCCGTCGTGCATGTAAGTACCTGTACAGTTATTTTAATGGAAAGTCAATGCAGTGCGTCCATGACAAACCCGAACTCGTCCCACATTTCCACAAAGCCGCCACGCTCCAGGGCGGTCCATTGCTCGAAGTCAGGGTAGTTGAGGTAGACACGACGCATCCCGGCACCTTCCGAACAAATCAACGCCAGCGACGTACAGGCAGGTATCTTGCTCGTTAAAGCATGACACGCTGCTATCGTTTGCAGCGACGCGCCGAAATTCATTATTTCGACTTTCTGTCGCGGCTCTAGGCGGTGCATCACTGCGGATGTTGGCCAGTAGGAAGTCATGGCTGTCCCCTGCATCGTTCTTTTATCAAGTCTGACGCACGAGACAAGGAATCTGCAACAGCAAACCGACTGCGAGGGTCATCTTGTACGTCATGCACTTCAACACTGAAATAGCCGTCCCAGCCTTCAGTTATCGTGACTGAATAAACAACAGGACTGCGATGATCGCTTAGTTCGATAATCGTCATTTCACAATCTCCAACCCCAAATCACTCGCCAGTTTCCATACGCGAGACACTACACTTTGTACGGTCATATATGGCACGTTAGGCTGTGGCATTCCGATATCCAAAAACTCAACCGTCGTTCCGTCCGATAGTTTAACCTCTCCGCGCGGTATGAGCTGCCCCCGCAACGTGTTTGTGATGAAGGCGAACGCCGGATTATTGGAGTGTATCACAATGCAAGTGTTCGCAACAGCGTAGGCAAAATCGTTTCGCACCAGTTCGAGGGTGTCTTCCACCGATCGTTTCGGCGGGTCCCAGGGAAATACGTCGTCGGCGGGAGTGGTCATTTGTTTTTCGGCTTGTCGTTTGCTACGCACGCGAGGCCAATGCCGCTCATGTCGATTGTGCCGTCTTTCATAAAAACATGGTCGTAACCGGCAGCGCGCAACAGTAGCGCGATTTCATCGTACGCGGCTTTTGACACTGTAAGCGTCGCTATTGTGTATGTCACCATGGAAATTCCTTGCTCAGATAACCTGCGTCCATCGGGTACGTTATCGGCTTGCCATCGTCGCTGTCTTCCCAAACTACTCCCATGGTAGCCTTGTCTGCGTCCACGGTAACGACGGTTCCGCGCTCGCGGCCGGAATAGACGATGTCTCCCACGGCATAGAGCGCGGCTTGTACGGTTGATGTGTCGCCCCAAGGAAACATCTGATTCCGTCCGCTTCTCTCTTGCCACAAGCGCACACACCGTCCCATTCGCCGTTTACGTCCAGGGCCATTAAACCTGCCTTTCAAGCCTCGCAGCTTCACGCCGCAGTTCGGCAATTTTCTTCAAGGTTTTGTCGTGCTCTTTGAGCTGATTGATGCAATTCATGACGGTCGTGCGTCCGTATCGCTTGACCAACTTTTTCACTTCGGGCATCGCAGCTTTACGCAACGCACGGCGCTTTTCGATTGGATTCACTGCCATGGAAAACTCTCCTTTGGTATGTCGATTGCAAACGGTATCGTCAATTCCTGCCGTACACTACCGCTTGGCGCATATATCGTCAAAAATGGGTGCCCATGGAGTGTACGGAAATGTCCACTCTCAAGCAAGCCCTTTATGCCATCCTCGAACATCTTTTTAGCGGCATCCTTGCTGACGACATAGCCGGGCACTTCGCCTTTAACGGCATGGCCTATCTCGGCAGCCACACTATCGAATCGGACGATACTGCCGGCGCGCAAGGCGTCCATACCAGCGGCGGTCACACCGGGCAACATCGCGGCGAGTCTAAGCACGGCGGACTGTTCCTTGTTCTCTTTGATGACTTCGAAAATTCGTTTGAATATGTTTACGGTAGTTGTACGTCCCTTTATGTCTTTCCCATAGTTCTCTGATACAATTCTGCCGGCGTAACTTCTAGCTTTCGGAGCACCACGCGCCTTGCCGCAATCGACCGACACGAAATCATTGCGACCGCCGGTCACGCGGTAGACAAAACCGGCATTGCCGGTTTTGGCACCATTGCCTTTTTGCCACGCATCTTCATTGCCGAGCGGCAAATGATCGGTAACGAGTACAGCCGCGCCGGTACGCCGCGCCACGCTTTTCAGAATAAACATGGCTTTTAGCACGGCTTCGGTGTCGTTGTCGGCGAAGCAAAGACCGCTCGCGCCCCAGGTATCCAACGTGATTATGTCGACGCGCTTGTTCATCGCGGCCATGGCTTGAACTTGCGCTACGCATTGTTGCTCGAATGCCAGCGGTTCGTTGACGCTGCGTATCATGTGGAAGCGTGATGCCAGCTCGGTTGCGTTAGGCTCTTGGCGCAATAGGTGCCTTACGCGTCGTTCTGTGCCGTAGTCATCTTCAGCGGCAACCCACAATACATGACCGTCTGTACGTTCGTTGTCAGCATCCAACCACGCTTGGCCCCGAAGAAATTGGAAGGCCAAATCAGTAACAAGCGCGGACTTGCCGGCGCCGCTGTGCCCGGTGAAAAAGTGAACCTCGCCGCAAAGTATCCTCTGATATAATAGCCATGGCAGCTCGGCACTGTCGTCCTCCAAGGATATTTCAAAGCCACTGCGTAACGCCAGCGTCGGCGCTGTCTGCGCATCGTGCAAACCCTGCAACATCGTACGGCGCGACATGACCGCTTGCATAATCAGGTTGCCGCGCAGTACCGGCAATTGATCCTGCCGCGTTATTTCTTCACCCAGCGTACGGCCACCGATGCCTTCGTCCAAACTATGTCCGGCTTCGGTAATGGCATCTTCGATTTCGCGCCGTGTGCACATGCCGTGCTGTTCGGCAAATTTCAATACGCCGACAATGGCAAAGATTGTAGATCCGCGCCCTTCGGTTTTACCTAGCAGCTCATGCTTAAGCATTCCGAGATAGCGTTCAGCGGCTTCGCGGCCGGCTTCCCATTCGTCGTATGTCTGCGGTGTTGCGTATTTCAGCTCATCGGCACTGGCGGTTTCGTAATCGGCTGCAAAGCGCAATGACGTGCCGGCTCGCAACGGGACTTCGGATAAAATCGTTTGCAATTGTTCTGTCGTCAGCCGAGGCCATTCAACGTTCCAGTTTTCCCAGCGGTAATTCTGGCCGGTATCTTTATGTGGTCCAAAGGCGACGAACTGGCCGCCCATTAATTGCAGCTTATTGCCATCGGGAAATGTAAATGTGCGGCCTTGTACGGGTGCGTCAACGAGATAAAATGGGATTAAGAATTTTGGTTCACGGCCCCAACGCACGGGAATGTTCGGACCTAGGACAGAACGAAAAGCCGCCAGCAGACGTTGCGATATTTGCGGGTCCGCGTGGTCGCAATCGAAGGCGGTCAGGCCGTTGTCGCCACAGCGGAGTCCAACACTGCCGGCGCCAGGGTGAACTATTGGGTGCGTCCATAGGTTCCAACCCGCACCGATCGGCGCTTTGCTACTGCGGGCTATGGCAAGGGGAAAAAGACCGCGTGCAATCGCGGCGTCCCAAAAGGATTGTATGTCGTACGCAATTGTGCTAGTGGGGGCAAGCATTGCAGGCCATAGCTGTAGTGCTACTTCTAGCCCCGGCGCGACGGCGAGCCGCGCTGGGGTTTTTCTTTTTATGCTCGCGTCATTGGATTGTCAAACAGCCAATTATTTTAGCGGTAGCCTCTTAGCCAACCGCTTATCAATTCGTTGCACCGTATCAAGCATCCGACGGACGCGGAAGCAATTGAGTTTGTTGTTTAGTTCTTTCAGCTCGTCGCGGATGTCCATCAGCACGGCTAAATTTGCGTAGCCTAACGATGGCGGGTTTTTATTAGGTAGGTACCAGTTAGTGTCTTTGTGCCGTGCCATTGTCCTAGCCCCCAATGATCGCTGACCACGATAGCACCATGGCCAGGAACAGCGACAGCACAACAAGCGTTAGGAGTTCGCTAGCTTGTTCGTTGCTGGTCATGATACGCTCGCCTTCACAGCTTCCTGATACAGTTCAAAACAGTGACCGCGGCTCATTGTACAAATACGGATAGCGTTCTAAACGCCTCACAGCTGGGTTGTTCAGATTGAACATTTTAATCCTCCGCGCGCAAAGTATCGTACTCGCGCGACTCAAGCACTTCCATCAGTTCAATAGCAGTTTTCCATTGCCAAATAAATTGCTTCGCTAAGACAGCATTTCCGACATGCTCTCTAGCTTGCGTATGGTATGTTTCCGCAGCAATGCGTAGCGCGTCTGTCAGTACATAACGTTTTACAACGAGGCGGAACCCTCTCCAGTCTACGTTCTCAACTTTCATGATCGTCCCTCAATTTCTAGCGCGTCCAGTATTTCCATAGCTGCAAAATCATAATTCGGCGCGTCAAAGGCGCCGGCTATCTGAAACGCGATGTTTATCAGGTTCTGGTTGCACATTTTATATCGTCCCCATCACAACACGAAACATGACATATACAAAGAACGCGGTAACGATTAGCAACGCACCGCCGACGATAATGCGCGCTGTACGTATGCCGAAGGCGAATGCAACGGCGGCGACGATGGCAAAGATGCCGAGCGTGCCGCCGTGTCTGTGGTGACCGCCGTAGCTCATAGTGCAGCTCTTTTATTTATCGCAATAGCCTCTTTATAAAGCTTAATGGCGTCCCATGCGAAGTTGCGCTGGTAAGATTGTGCATGGCGCCATGCTTCCGCCTCGCCGTCCTTAAGTAGCGTTTGCGCAACATCTTGAGCGCATGATTCAAATGATAACATACTATGTTTAATATTTGTCATCACACTACCTCCCGCTCGAACTGTCCGTTATCATCTTCCCATTGCTGCTTAAGGTCGTCAATCGCGTCCTGCTCGGTGCGACCGTAACCGACATGGGCGCCCGGCTCGTAGCCCTCAAACACTGCGGCCCAGTCGAACTGCCGTACAGGTACGGGCGGGAAAACGTGATTGGTGATGATCTTCATGACGCGGTCTCGCTTCTGCACCTGTCAGGGTAGCCTACCCAACGCGGGACGCATTTTTCCCATGTCGGATGAAATTTACGGCTGCCCTTATGTGATGACACGTTCGATATGAAGCGCCAGCCGGGGCCGTTTGGGTAGTAGACAGCGGCACCTAATTTATACTCCGCGCCCTGGGCGAGCGTGCGGAAAAATGTGATGGTTTTCGTCATGGCGTTTCCCCTTCAACGCAGGGACCGACAACGCGGAGTCCGTCCACCAGCGAACAGTTCGCGTCCACAAGGCGCTCAAATCGCGCGGCGCCTTCGTAACTGCCGAACTCGCCCTCGTCGTTCATGTACAGGTCGGCATCGGGGGTGTAGACTACGTAGAACATGTCGCTCTCCAGCGGTTCGTTGTTTCGATGTACGTACAATAACGATTTACGGGATGGTGTCAATCCTACCAGCGGTGAATTAAGTCAATCATGCTTTTCGGCTTTACACATACAGGCCCCATGGGTTGATGGTCAGGCATGATGACTAGCCGTTCCGTCGTACAGCCCGTCATAGGTGGGCGCTTCGCCGTTGGCGCCAATGCCGAGCAAAGAGCGGAACGAATTGAACGGATAGAAACGCCGGTTAAACCGGAACACGAACTCGTTGAGGTAAGCCTGCAAGTGCTTGGGGCTGACGCGGCCGTGGTGCGTGCCCTGCAACCAGCTTTTGAGGTTGCTGAAAACCAAATGGACGATGGGCAGGTATTCCTCAGCGACTTCCGGCTTGCCGCCTTCGATGACGGGCAAATGTTGGTAGCCGCGCTTGCCCAGCGAATTGTAGCTCCGGTAGGCGTCCGTGATGACAATGGCGCCCGGCTCTACGGCCTGCTCGACAAAGCCGCACAGGTCTTTCTCGCTGCGACCTTCGACGATTTCCAAGCGCAGCCGACCGGCGTACCGGCCGCCGCGCCGCATGGGCTTGTCGCCCTTTTTGGCCGGGCGGGTACGGACCTCAACGGCGGCGCAGACCAGCACGGTATGATCGGGCTTGGGACCGCTGCCTTCGCCCCGCACCTTGCCGCCTATGTACGTTTCGTCGATTTCGACGTGATCGCCGCGCGCCAGATTGCCACCTATTCGGTCGCGGTTCTGGCGCACCATGCCCGCTCTCAGCTTGTGCAGAATTTGGAACGCCGTCTCGCGGGTAAGGCCAAGCTGGCGTTCGAATTGGACCGTCGAAATACCCGGTGTAACCGTGGCGACCAGATAGGCGCCCCAAAACCATGTCGTGAGCGGCGAATGCGTCCGGGCCATCACGGTCCCGGTTGTCAGCGACGTTTGCTTGCGGCACTTGCGGCAGGTCAGCACGGCCGTCCGCGTCGCCATGCGGAATGGCTCGCCGCGCTCATGGCAATGCGGGCATTCAAAGCCCTTCGGCCACTTGGCACCCTCCAAATAGGCTGCGCAGGCCGTATCGTTCGGGAAAAGCCGCTGAAAATCCCGAAGCGACTTGGGGAACGGCAGGTGTTCCCATTGCAGCACGTCGGCGTGCGGGGGCATTTATGCCTCCTTCGCCTTGGCGGCTGGCAACGGGTCGCCATCGAACATCGCGAAGCCGCCGCGATTGGTCCGCTCGTAGAACAGGTCTACGCCCTTTCGCCGCATAACCTCGTTGGCGTCGATAAACGCCTGTTCAAGGCCAATAGGGTTGACCATTTCGTCTTGTGGGACAAGTTCCGCGACTCGGCCAAGCAGCCCAAGCGCGCCGAGATAGTTGCGATAGATGCGCGTTTGAAGATCGGGCCGCTTTTCGGCCGTGGCCTGACTATCAGGCGTCCAGAGCGTCCCCCGCTCGCGCAGGGGACGGTTGTCCCGTTCCACATAGGGGTTGGGGGCGCGCATGGTTATCGCCCCCGGCCTAGCGTGATGGTGCCGATGGACGACAACTCGCGGGCCATTTCTTCCGGGTCCCGCAGGTCGGTTTCTTCGGCTTCGCCATTTGCGACTGCATCCGAATACCAAGTGCGGATTTGGGCCTCTGACACAAAGCGGCGTTCGGGCCAGATAATCTCAAATCGACGGTCCATTTTGCCTCTCCTATCGGGGCGACCACCGCCCCATGCCCTCTATCTAGCACAGAGGGCTGTATGTGTCAACCCGAAAAGCATGAAGTCAATGATTTCGACTAGTAGGATTAACAGCAGCAGGACGTTATCGTACCGGCTCCAGTCGGTCACGGCTCGACAACAACGCCGGCGGTGTTAACCGTGTGGTCACCGATGGCGTCGCTAATCTTTTCGGCCAAGTCATTCGCGTCGCTCTCGGTGACCGCGTTCAGCGTCAAACCACCTATTTTGACGTTGTAAACTACCGAACCGTCACTCAAGGTTTCGGGAACCACGAAAACAATAAAGTCAGGTGCGTCTGCCATGGTGCTCTCCAGCGTTAGGCGTCTTCGATGTACGTACATGTACACCCACTCTAAAGCCTTGTCAACTACTCCCAAGGCATTTTTACACCATTATTTGCCCGTAGGGCTTTTGTGGATTCTGCCATGGTCAGGGGTTCCGGCGGCAGCTTATACACAGGTTTTGGCACTGCGGGGGCCGGCGTGCGCTCCGCGAGCAGTTCCTTCAGTTGTGCGTACAAACCCGTCAGTTCCTCTTTCATGGTCGCGTTTGCCGATCGCAGCCGTTCCAGTTCCTCCGTTACGCTGGGCGCCACAGCCGTTTGTGCGGTCGCCGGTGCGTCACCGGCAACCGGCCTGGACTTACCGCCACGCGAGCCAGGACCGCCGGCCTTGCGCTCCGCTCTGCACTTTGGGCAGTTGCGCAACAGCAGCCCGGCGTTCTTTTTGGTGCCCTCGAGCGCCTTTCTGGTTACGTCCAGGCTAATTTCAGTGCCGCACGTTGCACAAGGCCGTACAACACGGTAAAGATGGATGTAGTCGCCGTTCCAGTATTTCGTAACTGGCTCGCCACTTTGCCAGCCGTCCGGTAGTTGGCCTTCGTATTTCGCGTGCATGACGCTTCCTTTTCAGTCGCAATGGCCGGCTGCCTGGTGTTTCAGAGTCTGGATTCGGGTGAGCATTTCAGTGCGGTCGGTAAAGGTTTTTTCAAAAAGATGTTTGAGCTCAGTAGCTGCTCTGGTTGGGTCGGTTTCGCCTTTGCCATACGACATAACTATGCCGCCGTGCAACAGTGCCATGTACTTGCGCCATGGCTTGCCGTTGACGCGCCGCCGTACAATTTGAAACGTTTCGCCCAGGTGCTCGACTGTTGCCAGTATCCGGGCGCCTTTATAATCCTCGGTCTGCATGTCACTCTCCAGTGGTTTGTATGGCACCCTTCTACATCCCTCAAAAAGAGTTGTAAAGAGTTTTTGTGAAAAACTGTGAATTTTATTTTACACCATAAATTTGTTGTAAATTTACTACAGTGCAGGATTGTAAACTCACAGTGAAAAGCTGTAAATTTACAGCGTACATATTCAATCAGCCCCTCAAGTGGTGGGGTGTGCAAGCTAAGCAGTACACACCCACTAGACGAGGGGGACACAGGAAGAGTATCATCCAATCGGAGGCAGTTACTATGAGTAACCTAGTCACTTTAAGTAACTACGCACGGCTGCCCGAACTGGCCGTACAGACGGTTGCACGCAATAGCGCGGCCATTTATAAGCTTGTACGGATGAAAAGCCCGACTTTGACGACAGCCTGCAGGCAAGCCGGATTGCCGATTGAACTGGCGGAACTTTGCGGTGGATTGCTTGCAAGCGTGGTTGACGACCTTGTGAGCATCGGCAATCTGCGGCGTACGGATTTTGAACGCACGAAGCGTAAGCAACGCGTTCTGGCGGCTGCCGACGAGCCTGCAGCGTCAGCCTTGCGGATTGCCATCGTTGCCTCGCCGGTCAATGGGCGAGCGGCTGTGGCCCATTGGGACGCCATCTGTGAGGGTTACGAACTCGGCAAGCTGGCGTGGCTTTTGGGCATGGACACCGAAACGAGCTGGGGTTACGGTCGGCGGTTGGAAAAGCGAAATAATCGTAATTAGTGCTTGACAGGGTTTTGGCGCGTGCTAGTGTACGTACATCGAAACACAAACCGCTGGAGAGCGAAAATGAATACGAACATCCCCGCCTTAGCCACCGTCTACGCCGATCTCGAATCAGTGCTTGCCAAGTTGCAAGCCATCAACGCCGACGCCATCGAGAGCGCCAACCTCGTGCCGATGGTCAAGGCCGTACAGGCTATCGGCGCATTTCAGGCTGCTATCGACGCACAGATCCAGGCGCGTGCGATCGGCAATGGCGAACTGATTCCCGGTGTTGTCGTCAAGGACAGCGTTGTGCATCGCCGCTGGTCTGATCCCGAAACCGCTGCACAGCTCGCACAAGAGACGCTCGGCGATAAGGCGTTCAAGCGCGAATTGCTGTCGCCGGCACAAATGGAAAAGCTGGGCGACGAAGGCAAGTCGTTTGTTGCCGTGGCTTCGTTCAAGCCGGAAGCTGGTAAAAGAGTCGTCTATTAAATGCCACGTAAAAATAAAAAAGACGCTCTTGCGTGGCAACGTCAGTATGACGTGACGCACAAACAACAGAAAAGCGGCTACGCGTCGCGCACTGCTGACGTTGCTAAGAAACGCCGAAGGCGGTGCTACCACAAGAATATAATTCGTTCGATGTTGCACGCCGCGAAAGCCAGGGCCAAACAAAAAGGGCTTTTGTTTACAATAACTGAAGCCGATATTTTTATTCCGTACGTTTGCCCCTTGCTGCTCATACCGCTCGGGGCGAGTACGGAAAAGCGCGCACCGGGCTCTCCTTCGCTAGACAGGAAGGACAGCACTAAGGGTTACATTCCAGGCAACGTCTGGGTTATCAGTTACCGCGCCAACAGAATAAAGAACGACGCAACGCTTACTGAATTTACGCTCATGGCGCATAATCTTCGGCTGTTGTTAGGTGACGTTCCATGACACGCTACCACCGCAAATGGGACCGGCGCGGCAGGCTGCTCAACGCCGTACAAAGGTTGCTGGCGAGCGTGATTATCGCCAGTGACAAGTCAGTGGTTGTTCATAACAGGCCGCGCAGTGACGAATCGGAGCGTCTGTACGTGCGTTCCAAGTCGATGGTTGCCAGGATTAAGAGGGAGTTGAGCAATGGTTGATGAATCACCTTACATGAAAGGGTACCGTGCGGATAAGGAAGAACGGCTGCGCACCGTCGATGACAAAATTGCGCGGTTGCGCAAACGCATAAAGCGGATTAAGGATAGAGGCACTACCGTTGAAATTGAAATTTCTGGCGTGCTGCTCGGCATCCTAGACTTGCTGGAGGATGAGCTATGAGCAAACTTGACGAAGCGTGGCCTTGGATTGGCGTGCTACTATTCTGTGCGCTTGCAGCGACGGTGCCAACTGTCATCGTGCATATGCTTGTGCTGTACGGGGGTTGATATGACCGACCACGAGCGTTCGCGCTATCGCTGCCTCATCGTATCGGGAATGATTTGCGCTTTTATGTTCGGGCTGTGCATCGGAGTCATCGTGTCATGAATCTGCAAGAATTCTCCGCGCTCAAAGTCGGCGACAAGATCGAAAATCACGCCATCGGTGGCACCGGTCACGGCGAGATTGTCGAATGTACGCCCAGCGGTGTACGTGTCGTGTGGGGGCCGCGCCACGAACGCGAAACGAAGTTTTTCTATAGTGTTGTCGGCACGGCTTGGATGCCGTGGAGCAAAGTGTGATGGGCGCCCCGCAGGTAATTAAATGGACGATCGAGCGTGAAGCAAAATTTCGTAAGCTGCACGCCCAAGGATATTCATTTAGCGATATTGCTGCTCAGTTAGGTTTTCCGGGGGAGCGTAATGCGTGCATCGGGAAAGCACACCGTCTTGGTTTAGGGGAGCGTCCGCAGAGCACCAAAGACAGATCGAAGACACGGCCAAAGGTTAAGCGCCTCACTAATCACGGCAACCGCTTCGATCATGTCGAAATAAATGCGCCGGCTCTATTGCCGATCCTTTCTGACGGTTCCGATACTCCAGCTGCACAGCGCTGTACACTATTGCAACTTAACAGTGGCGTTTGCAAATGGCCGTTCGGCGAGCCCGCGTCGCCTGATTTCTTTTTCTGCGGTGGCGACGCTATCGAGGGTAAGCCGTACTGTGCGGAGCATTGCAGGCTCGCTCATAAGACTTCTTGGGCCTAAGTGACAAACCTGCCTTAACCGTGCTACCGTCCCGCAATTCGCATGCGGAGCGGTAAAAATGTCTGACGCTATTACTAATCCCGGCAGCGTATTCGGCGGTGGCCTAGATACTCAATCGGGCTCGCCAGCATATAGCGGCGATGGCAGCGGCGCATTGCCGGCCGGCGGTTTGGATATGCCCACGGCAGCGCCGACAGCGCTTGCACCGCAAGACAGCGGGCCAACATTCGGTAGCTCGTTCGTCTCGCCGTTTCCGAATTACAAGCCGCTGGAAGATCCAAAAGCAACTGCGCTAGACCAGTCGGCGAACCTGCTCGAACAGCGCGTCGATCGTACTAGTAAGATCGCGACGGCTAGCGGCTTTGGGGGTTTTCTTATGCAGATGTTTGCACCCGAAGCCGTGCAGGCGGCGCGCGACAACTTGCCAAAATTGACCGAACAACTGCAGGCTATCAAAACGCAAAAGCAGCAGCAAACCGACATCCAGAAAAGTGCGACCAATTTTGGAATGCCGGCGTCCGCTCAAAACCCGTTCATGACGAATGACACGGTGGATAATTGGTTGCTCGACCAGTATAAGTCCGGCGATTTCAGTAAAGCCAAATATCTCCAGGCGCGCGGCAAGGGCGATTGGGTGCAGGATTTTGCCGGGACCGCTGTTGACGGTGCCGGGGCGCGGCTCGCCGCAGCCAGCACGGCCATCACAAAACTAAATGCTGCCGGCGACAATCAACCCGCGTACGCATCCGTGCTCCGCAGCCTAACGCCGGAAGAAAAACAGTCCATCACTTCGCTTGGATTCCAAACGATACCGGAAAAAGTGTCGGACTGGCAGGCTGGAGTGCAACAACACGGCGCGGCGTTTACGCAAGCGCAGCAACTGCATTCTCAGGTTACGCAGAAACTTAACAACATCACGAATTTCGATGGCACGGCTCCAAAAGATGTGGAAGTCGCGTTGCAAGGCGATATTCGCGTTGGTAGCTCAAACGAGCCTGCTGGTTTTCCTGTCCGTACGCGGTCCATTGACGGGCAGACTGGCAATGTCGGCCCTAACGGTTCCGTACAGGTTGAAAAATACGGCCTCGCCCCGAAAGACGGCGGCTGGAACGCAACGACGGCCGAACGCCTCGAAAAAAGCGATAAGATGTTTGCCGGTGACGATCAAAAAGGCGCCATCAATCAGTACAACATCGCAAATAAATTCAGAAACGAGGCGATGAACGACCAGATGTACAATTCATCGGCTGGTCTTGCGCTATTGAAAGACACGCTAGGCGCCGTCGGTCGTGACGTGGCCGAGAAATCGGCCGCCGCCGGCACCACAGGCTTGTCGCAGATGTTTGGAAAACAGCAGGGCGGTTTTGAAGGCTTCCTAAACCGTGCAACAAGCGAGCTGGGCGCGTACAAAAATTGGGTTGACGGTGGCCGGAAAGGCGACGCGCCGCGTATTTCAGATGAGACAAAGCGCGGCATGCAATTTATCGCGAACGAAAATTACAAGTACGCACAAGAGCAGGCTACCGGGCGTCTCAGCGGCGCAATGCGCTATGCCGGGCAGATCGGCCGCCCGCTGGAAGACATACCGCTCGACGCGTCGCTGAAAGACAGCGTTGCGCAGTATCACGAGGAAGGCCGCGTTGACGCAATCAATGGCTGGCGATCATACCCCAGTGTCGTGCGCGGCAACCAGCGCATATTTTTCCCGCAGGGATCAAACGTAAACGGCGCTCAGCCGCCACGGCCCCCCTTGACACCCGTACAGCAGCCGGCGCAGAATACGAATGCACAGCCCCCAGCAGTGCAACCCGTACCGTCGCCGATTAACCCTCAAGCCCCTCAAACGCCGCCCGGCGGCGGTACGGGCCAGCCTTCCCAGCAACAACCAATCACGGTAGCCGGTCAGCAAGTCAACATGACGTTGCCGCCGGGCGCATCGCCTGCGTACGTCGCTTCGCTCCAGAATATTGAGACGCCCGGCAAAGCGAACCCGTGGGCGGCCACCACTGCGAACAGCAGCGCGTCGGGTGCGTTCCAGGCTATTGACCAAACATGGAACGAAAATAAGCCGGCCGGCGCTCCAGCGCGGGCAAAAGATGCGACGCCGCAGCAACAAGCGGATTTTCTGTCAAATCTGACAACGAAGAACGCCGCGACGCTGACGAATCTTAAGCTGCCCGTGAACGATACCACGCTGTACATGGCGCATAATGTTGGCGCAAATGGTGCGGCTTCGTTGCTGAGCACGTCGCCGACCGCAGACGCCCGTACGGTTGTTGGCGAGCAAGCCGCGAAGAACAATCCGCTATTTTTCAGAGGGCGTCCGACCGTCGCTACGGTGTTGCAGCGCTACGCTGACGCTACGGGAGGCGCAGCGTTGCAGCCGCCGACAAGTCAGCCCCCGAACTTAACGCCGATGCAGCGCGAAGCAATGGCGCGGCGCGGAGTGGACACTTCGGCACCAGGACCGACGCCTGAGCAGCAAGCCGGGCAGTGGGCGCAGACGGGCCAGGACTTAGCCGGCGTCGCGCCTGCGGCTCTTTCGACGGCTGGCGCGGCTGGGGGCGGTCTTGTTGGCGGTCCTGTCGGCGCCGTTGTTGGTGGCGCGGCCGGCGGCTACGTCGGCAACGCCGCGAAGAATTACATGCGCGGGAAGCCGCAAAACCAAGTCGAGAATGTCGAGCAGGCCGCGCTTGGCGGTTTGCTCAGTGTTGCGGGGCCGGCGCGGTTGGCGACAAAAGCGGGTCTTGGGGTGCTTGCGGGCCAGACAGCCGGGAGTGCCGCTATCGAAGCAGGTACGGCTGGGGCGGAAGGTGGCACTCCGGCCGACATGGTTGATGCCGGCTTGCGTGGCGGTGCTGAAGGTCTTGGCGGCAGACTGTTCGGGCATGCGCTCGGTATGGGGCTGAATAAAGTTTACAGCTTGTTCACAACTGACGCACAGAAGACCGTACAAGCCGCTGCGAAAGATCTGCACGAAGCAAATCAAACGCTGGCTACGACGGAGCCGAAATTACCGGGTGACGGCGCTGGCGATAATCCGAAATACGTAGCTGCGCAAACTGCGAAGGACAAAGCCGAAGCTACGATCAAGGATATGCTGCCGAACGCGAAGCCGGATGAAGTAGCGTACGCGCATAAAGTCACATCGGAAGGCGACGTGCCGCGCGGCGAAGCCGTAGTCATGGGCCGTGCGCGAAGTGCGGCAAATGAAACATCGCAGGGTTATAATCAACTTCGCCAGGATGTGCAGAACACTGGCGTTGGCGTCCCAAAAGCAAATCAACCGACGCCGGACGGCCCGCTTGCGCAGATACGCACGTCGGAAAATCCGACTGGCACGGTTGAAGCTAAGTTCGTGCCCGATGCGGAGCACGCGGAAATGTTGGTTAAGGCTCCGGCCGATAACTGGAGTCAGAAATGGCAGCAACTGCAAAATGCTGGTTCTGAATTAATACAAAAGCGCATGGCGTTTTTGCAAAATGCCGATAAGCCGAGCGCGGATGCGATGGATAATATTTTTCAGGGCGTACGCAATCAACAGGTAGCGGCGGCAAAGTACGTGTTTGGCCCTGCTAGAGCTCCACAAGTTATCGACCGTCTGGAGCAACTAGATAAAAACTGGGCGACGATCATGACAGGTTCGGGCGGCATGAACTACGCCCGGATGCAGCAACTGTTAGAAGGCGGTAATTCGCCAGCGCGCCGCGCGATGGAGACTGCTTTTAAGTCGTTTGCGGGTGACGACCCGGGCGCCATGCGTGCGTTTAACGCAATGAAAGTGGGGGCGCCTGCCGACTGGAAATTGATGCTGCCAGTCATCGCGGGAGAGCTATCGGCGAATGCCGCAGGCGTCCCAACGCTCGGCGCTCTCTCCGCTACGGCTGCGGCAGGTATCGGCGGCCAGCGCATATACAGGGTAATGCGTCAGTACATGAACGCTAAGGTGCTTGGGCAGCCGGTACAGTTCAAGGATTTCTTCATGAAGGACTTGCAAGACGACGGCACTTTGAAAGCCATCACCGGCAACGTAGCGCAGCGCGGTGCCGTACAGGGTGACGTGCTCCGCTCGGGGGCAGTGCAATGAGCCAAGTTAAAATTAATCGGTTGCTTGAAGGTGCCCCATTCGTGCACCTCGGCCTGATGCGCGAGTTTGAAAAAGGACGCAAAGTCGCGGATTGGATGCATAGCATTCATTGCACGCCTAGTGGCGATCCGTTTGTCGTACTGAGTGGCTTAGGTGCTGAAGACGGTGCTAGGATCGCGTTCGCGGAGTACGCGAAGGGTCGTGATGGGGCGCTGCACTGGCGCATACTGCCGGAAATTAAGGACGGCACTTTTTACATGCGGCTGTTTATCGAAAAAGACTGACGATGTTCCCGTGGCTGTACGCACAGAAACCTAAAGCAACAACACCACGCGAAATTATGATCGCGCGGTTGCAAGAAGGCGTGCCTTACGAACTGGCGGCGCGAGCTGCCGGCATTGATTGGGCGACGGTGAAAGACGATCCTGAAATAGATAAGGCACTCGCGGAAGGTGAAATATTGCTATTCGAGCGGGCGCGCGATAGTGGCGTTACCGGCGTTGTACGTGCGGCACTCAGGAATGAGACGAATTCGTGGGTGCCCAAGGCGGAAGCCAATTTGGGGTTGAGTCTCGAAGATTATCTTCGTGATTAGTGGGCTTTGGTAGTTCGCGTTTCAAAAAGTCTGGTATTTCGTTGTAGTCCGGCTGCGTTGATGGTTTTTCCCAAGGCATGAGGGTCATTTTCTGCGCCTCTTTAATTCTTGGTATACCGCCGCGCGTATTAAGTCTGATTGACCTTCGCCACCTCGCAGCGCGGTATTAATTTCATGGGCGAGATACGCGGGCACGCGGAAAGACAGCATCGTACTTGTGCAGTCAGTTATTTTTGAGGGCAGTTTTTTAACACTTAAGACTGCCTCTTTCACAGCTTCTATCGCGAGTGCGGCACTAACATTAAACCACTCTCCCGAAGCTCTGTACTCATGCAGCAACCAGTGTGCGTGGTCTTCTACGCGCCCCGCTGTGTGGCTTTGTACGCCTACTGAAAAGTGTAAAGTCAAAGGTATCGGGCTTCCTGTCTGTAACTGCCCGAACCTAGCTGAGACGCTTTTCGCCAATCCTATTTTTAAGTGGCCTGTTTTCGGGCCTATCACGTACACGTACTTATCTGGCATGACATTTTCCCTCAAAGTCATACGCACCATAGAGTAATACAAAAACGAATACAACCCCCTATTTGTATGACATTTTACTCGCTAGCCTACTAATCACAGATTTTTCAATCACCACATAGGAGGGTATTCCAGTGGTCAATATCGTTAATTACGGTACGTTGGGGGGAGGGTTTCGGGCATATTCGGGACTCCTACCTGTAACGCCTCGCGACGGCGGCCCCCAAGCGCAAGCGACTGTCCGTTATTTCCACATTCCGGCCGCCAACGCCGCAGCGATTTTCCGGGGCGATATTGTCGTCATGGCTTCCGGTTCGATCGGTACGCCGGGCGCGGCCGACATGCCGTACAACATCGGCACCCCGGCAACGCCATCAGTCGTCATCGGCAACGGCGGCGGTACGTTGCTTGGCAACCAATCCATGGCCCCGAACATCACCCGCTGGGTGCCCGGCGACACGACCAGCATCATTGCCGGCGTGGTTGTCAGCTTCGGCCCGATCGCGCTTTATCAGGCAAAGAACGGCTTTCAGTACGCGCCAGCTTCGACCGAGTGCTGGGCTGCCGTCGATACGAGCCCGAGCTTGGAAATGGAAATCACGATGCCGACTGTGCCGGCTACCGCGTTCAACCTGATTCTTGGCGCCGGCATCGACGTGAAAGCAAATGCCGCACAGCAAGCAACGCGCTTCGGCATTTCCGGCGTGTCGCTCGATCCGGCGACTTTCCAAACCACGTCAACGCTGCCGCTGCGTTTGCTCAGTTCGGGCAATCAAATCGGCAATGATCCGACTTCCGCCGGTTTCGTCGCCCTCGTGCAGTTCAATAGCAGCCGTCACTATCGCGGCGGCGCTGCGTTCGTGGAAGACTAGCCGTACAGCGCGCAATCATCGTAACGAAGGAAACAGCACAATGAAACTTATCGCCAATATCCGCGCTGCGTTGGCTGCACTGCTTTTGATGGCGCCGACTGTCGCGCTTGCGCAGACTGTTGTACAGGTCCCGACAGTCATAGTCTCGAATACCGTCGTTGATTTGGGCAACGGCCCGACTGAAATTCGTACGCTTCAGGGCAGCTTGGGGCTGTTCACGTCCCAAGGATCTGGCGTCGGCAGCACGTCGGGTTCGTCCACCACACTCACGCTGACGGCGACTGCGGCGGCCGATCCGCCGTGTGTAGGGTGCATCATTTCCGGCACCAGCATTACGTCGGGCACGACCGTCACGGCGTTCAACGGTACGACTGGCATCACCCTTTCGGCAGCCATGACCGTCGCGGCGTCCACCCCGCTCGCGTGGGGTCAAGCGTGTCCGGCCGCGCCGCCTACGGCGCCGCTCGCGCTGGTTCAAGCCGCAGTCGGTTCCGATCTTCCGATGTACACGCAGGCTCGCGTTTGCGCGTACGGCAATCGCGGTCCTGGCGGGCTGATTGCTCAATACCCCATCGGAGCGCACTAATCACCCAATGAGGGGCGCATCCGATGGTTGCCAATCCTATAAAGACCATACCGCGTAGCTATCAGTCCTGGGTCAATCTTGCCGCCACGCCAGCAACCGACTTTGAGCTGGACGCAGGCAGGTACGGGCTTACGATAGCGGCTGGTGGCTTTACCAGCTACCAATTGCAAAGGTTGCTGCCTGACGGAGCAACGTACGTGCCTGCCATGCCGGTGGCGGCTGCAGCCGGCTACACAGAAATGCAGTTGCCGGCGGGGCGCTACAGCATGGTTGTTGTCGGCGCAACGGCGTTTACCGGCGTGATCGAAAAGATCGATACGGGGCGCGCGCGATGAAGAAACTCTTATTCATCGTTTTGTTGGCGTTCAGTGTCGCGCCTGCGGATGCTCAACAGCAATTGCAAGTCCTGATCGTGTCGACTTGCGGTACGCCGCCTGTGTCGTACGTTGCTGGCACGTACGGCATTCTTACTATGGATACGACGGGGAAGCTGTGCGACGGCGGCGGGGGCGGGGGCGGCGGTACTCAAAATGTCAACTTGACGCAAATTCTTGGTGCCGCGCCGAGTGCGACGAATCAACTCTGGGTGTCCCCCGCAACGGGTGCGACGTTCCCGGTCAGTGGCACATTCTGGCCCTACACACTCGGGCAGCAACTCGCCGCTGCTTCGGTTCCGGTAGTGCTGACGGCTGCGCAACTTACGACGCTTACGCCGCCGACATCAACAACGCCCATCGCCGGTACCACGGGCGGCGCGACGCCCGGCAATGAAATTGCGCCCAGTAACACGACTGGCGTCAACCTCAAAGGCACTCCGGGTACGGTGTACGGCGTACAGCTCGGCGGCATTGGTTCGGCGCCGGCCTATCTGAAGCTTTATAACAAAGCGACTGCGCCGACGTGCGGAACAGATACGCCGGTCAAGCGCCTGATTATTCCATCGGCTCCAACAGCGGCAAACGGTGCGGGATCAAACATTTCATTTTCAGTCGGCATTAATTTTTCCCTTGGTATTGGTTATTGCGTCACGACCGGCATCACGGATGCCGACACGACGGCGCCGGCTGCAAACACATTCCTCATCAACGTCGATTGGAATTAAGCCAATGCGATGCCTGATCGCCGTCGCACTGTTTTGCGTCGGGCTGTTTTGCCTCGCGCGAGAGCCGCGCGCGCAACTTTCAATGACGGGTGCTGGTGCGGGTGGTTTTGGTGTCGGCGCTGCATCCTATTCCGGTCCCGGCGACATCACCTCTGGTGCCATCGCATTCTATAGCTGTGGTCGAGCCTACAATGCCGCATATGCTGCGGCACTCAATGCAGCCTGCGACGTAGTGGACACCGCAACCGGGCTTGTGACTGGCACATTTAATTTTCTCTCGACTGGATTTGTAAGCCCGAATCAACTTTCCGGTGTTGGGCAAGCGTGTCATACTGCATGCAGCGTCACAAAGATGTACGACCAGACCGGCAACGGCAATCACGTCGTCCAGGCGACGCTCGCCAACATGCCGGCGCTGACGTTCAGCGCGCAGAACGGATTGCCATGCGCTGCTGGGACGAATAATGCTGCAACGAGGCTAGTGACCGCAGGAAATATCTCACAGTCGGCTCCATATTCCTACACGGCAGTTGCCGAACGCTCAGGTAGTTTCACAACGGTACAAAGAATAATGCGTAACGGTCTTATAAATGCTGCCAGTCTAAATTACACTGGCAGCGCCAACACAGTGGCGGTGAACAACGGAACGAATGTTCAGTTGACAGTGAGCGACAGCGCGCCGCACGCATTTTTGGTTGTGTCCAGTGCAACGGCGCCACTGTTCGCGGTAGATAGCAGCGCGAATACAAGCACATCTACAAACGGCACTACAGCGTTGTTGTCCACTCAAGCCGTCATGGGTAATAGTAACGGTACAGGTGGTATTCTGGCTGGTTTCGTCTGCGAAGCCGGCATCTGGCCATCCGATCTCAACTCATCTTATCAAGCCATGCTCGCCAATATGCGCAGCACGACCAATGGGTGGAACTTCTGATGCGCAGATTTCTACTCGCCTTATCGTTTCTGCTCTGTACGGCGTTTCACGCGCACGCACAGAACGCCATCACACTGCCGATCGCTGCAAATGCAGTCGCCGATTTAGGTAACGGTCCGATCAAGGTCCGCATGATTGCGGGCAACGCGTCAATTTTCACATCCCAAGGTTCCGGCATCGGCAGCACGTCAGGCTCATCTACGACTTTGACGCTGACAGCGACGCCAGCAATACCACCGATTGTTGGCGGCCTGATTTCCGGTGCGGGAATCACGTCGGGAACAACGGTTGCTGCGTACAACGGTACAACGGGCATAACGCTTTCCGCTGCGATGACTGTAGCTGGCGGTACGACGGTTTCGTGGAGCGCCGCGTGCCCATCAACGCCGCCCAGCAATGTAATCCAAGCATCGCCGCAAGCTGACTACTATATGATGTACACACAAGCGCGCGTGTGTGCAGTTTCGCCGGGCGGCCCGGTCAATACGCTTTTGATCGAACCGATTTTTTACGATCAGACAACGTCGGGCGGTGGGGGCGGCACGCCAGTAATACAGGCGGGGCAGGCGTTGGGCAACCCCACTGGAACTTCTGCGATACCGACCGGGACTTTTTTAGATCAATTGTTTTTCGGTACTGACGGCAATCAGTTTCAAATCTTGCCGCGTCCTACGATTACGACGCATTCAGTTGCTGCTTTGCAGCCGACGCAAGCGAACACGATAGCCACATGGGACCTTTTCCCCAAGGGTTCGCCCAGCCCATCTGGCGAAGGTTTTATAACTTGGCATGACGATTGCGACGCCGACTTAATTGCAAATGCAAGCGCTCCGGTCGGCTGCGCACGTTTCGGCGCCGACACCACACTAGGCTATTCTGCTTTTGGCTCTGTGGCTTACAACGGCGGAACGCTGCGGCCTCTTTGTTTGTTTTATGGAATAATTACGAACGTCGTGAACTGCGTTGCGACCTACGCAACCGGATGGACTTTTAACGGCGGCACGGCCGCAGTTAATCTAAATGCCGCTCCGATTCCATCGGCTTTACTGGGCGGCGATGTTGCTTTCGCCGCTGCAAATGTGGACGGCCAAGGTACGCGATATATCGCTATCGCAACTCCTAACGGCGGCACTGACAGCCCGTCTTTCACCGGTATGTACGCCAACGGCACGCTGGCCGCGCCTACCGCGATCGTCAACGGCAATAATCTCGTCTCCTTCGGTGGCGGCGGTGCGTACTGCGCAACCTGTGTTTCTGGCGGCCCAGGATGGGTATTTGGCCGCGGTAGTTTCCAGGTTTACGCAGATGCTAATTGGAGCAGTACGTCGGAGCCGACACGAGACTGTGAGTACACAACTGCAATAAATGCCGTAGTTCAAGCTCCGTGGTTTTGCGTTTTTAATGACGGCGGCACTTATTTTGGTACGTTCTCAGGTACCACGCCGCCTGTGGGAGCAGATAAAGGACCGTCTACGGTCAACTTGGCTGCCGGCGGCGGTTACTACTTAAACGGAAATCCGGCGTCAACGACGTTGGCTGTCATCGCCGCAGGAGTGAATTTCAATGCAGTCGGGGACACTCCGCTCTCAGTTAGTTTGCCAGCTTGGGCTTCGCGCTACCTCATAAACTCTATTCGCATTATTGGAGCGACGGGATCGCTTACGGCATCACAGGTTGGGGTATTTACCGCGACTAGCGGCGGCGGCACGCAGATCGTCACGTCGGGATCGGCAGTGACGGTGTCAACCGCATCGGACGGCACTGCTAATAATGCACAAAATTTAACTATTAATAATAATAACCTGGCTACGTATACAGTCGCCGGTTTCCCCACTTTATACTTCAGAGTTACTCAAACAGAAGGCAACAGTGCATTTGCTGATGTAGAACTTATCTTAACACCGACTCCGTGATTCTTATGCGCCCCCATGGCGACATCACCTTGGCACTCATCATGATCGCATTGTTCGTCTACGCGGCGGTAATTCTGACCAGAAACGTGCTCAGAAAAGGCACCCAATGATTATCGACGCGGGGGCAGTAGCAGCCGGGGTTGCCGCCTTGAATCTCGTACTCACAATCGGGGGCGGTGGTTTCTTCGCCGGAAAACTGACGGGCAAAATCCAGCGTATTGAAACCGACGTGAAGGAAACCAAAGGTTTGCTTATCACGTCTGCAGTCGAGGCCGATCGGCTACGACGTGCGGAAGACGACATACAAAATGTCGAAGAAGATATTCGGAATTTGCGCAAAGGCGTGGGCTATATAAATGACGCGAATGCCAGGGGCATTAATCGGGAATACTAGATTGAAGCGCTACCGGCGGCTGGCGGAACGGCACCGACTGCTTGCCAAGGTGCATACGACGTTAGCGAAGTTGTACGAGCGAAAAGCTAGAAAAGCCGGGAAACAAGTGGTATAGTAATTAAGAGGGAAACACAGGAGAACGAACTATGAGCGACCTGAAGAACGACCTCCAGCATATTTTCGACGTGCTGAAGGGCATCGAAACCCGCGCTCGCGGGCTGAAAAACCAGAACCTTGCGGACATCGCAGCGTCGGCGCACGGCCGCGTGAAGCAGCTTATCGACCATCCCGATACCGAGCTGGTAGACGAACGAAAGGACCAAGCGCACGAAGGCAATCCGCTATACGTCGCACCCGCGACCAAGGACGAAGCGGTTGCAAAAATGCGAGCCGAAGGCGACGCGGACCCGGAAAATACGGCCCGGATGAATTGGCCGCATCTGTTCGGTCTGACGGGCTCGGATCATCCCGATACGCAGCTTCCGCACCCGAGCGCGCCGTTCCCGCACGCGATGCCGCCCAGCCCGCCACGTGTCCCGCTCGGTGCCGACGGGTACCCGCGTCAGGACCGCTAGAAACCCGAGTAGGCCCCTGCCAGCGTGGCGGGGGCCTATGAAAGCCGGGAACCGAGTGATATGATGCTTTGAACGGCGTCATACAAACCGGACAGAGGCACCATGGGCACTCGATTTCGCGGTCTAAAAACTGGCTTCAATAAGACCGGCAATAACGATTGCGTACCCAATGAAATGGGGCCGCCGGCTACGAAATTCACCGGGCGCGGTGGTGTGCCGGAAGGGCAGTTGAAGCACTATCCCGGCGCGGTGGCGGACACCGGCATGGGCAACCGCCGGCTGGCAAAGTCCAATCACGGCGACGGTGGCGGCTCCAGTACGCGATATTCCGGCAATACGGCTTTCGACAAAGGCCGGTAGGGCTGTACGGATATGTTCTATCGGCCGGGCGGCAGCGCAACGCGAATCAACAATCAGAACGATACCGTGTACGCCGATTTCGTCGGCGGCGCGACCGGGTGGCTGCCGGTAAGTAAGGGCAATACCATTTCTGTTAATATAGCTCGCGCTTCGTTGGCGTTTGTTTCCGCCGCGTCGAGCACCATCACGCCGTCGCCGATTGCGCCCGAAGTCCAAGTCATCATGGAAATGAAGATGTATGGCGGCGACCCGGATGCTTCCGCGCGTCCAATCGATCAATGGCAGAATATCGTCGTTGCCACGTCCCGCCGTGCTCATCGTGAAGGTTGGGCGCGCTTGCGTATTGTTAATATCAACAATGCCGAAAGTACGGGCGTTGTTATGGATATGCAGATTGCCCGTACAGGCGATGTTGGTGCATCCACATGAGCGGTTTCGATCAAGGAACTGCGCAAGGCGGCATTTTTGCCCAAACAAAGCAGTTTGGCTCGATCCTTCGCGGTTCCGGGCCGCCCGTGCCGGGGGCCGGCGTTGTCGGTGATTTATACATTGACGTACAGACATGGTTTTTGTACGAAAAACGCAGCGCGGAAGGCACCGACCCGTGGGGCCACTATTTGTTTGCCGTTCCGGCGCAGTACCAATCCGGTTTGAATTGGTTTAGTTCGTCGCTGCCGACGAACAATTTTGGAGCGAACGGCGATTATTGCTTGCTTTGGGCTGGCTTCAATAACTACGGACTTCAACCGTCTTTCTGTGGCCCGGATGTCAACGGCTACTGGCCCGAAAGCGGTGACGGCTCGGATCTGTTGCTTGATCTGACAAACGCAGGCTACACGATTCCTGCCGGTCTGTCTGACGAAGGGGCACTAGTTCCGTTCAGCAATTCGTGGCAGCTCATCGTTGTCGGCGTCGATACGGAATATCTCTTGTCCATTCCGGTGTCGCAGCTTCCGAACTCACCCGTTATTGAGCGCGGCTTGCAATCAGCGCCGGTTGTTGTGGCTGTCGCTTTGAATCCATTATATTCTGCCGAAGACGAGCATGCCGTATGAGTGGCTTTGACAATGGCACAATTCAGGGCGGCGTGTTTGCGCAGACGAAGCAATTCGGTCCGGTGCTGCGTGGTACGGGCGAGCCTGTGCCGTCTGCCGGCGTCGTTGGCGATGTGTACGTAGACACGCAGACTTGGTTTCTGTACGCGAAGCGGTCCAATGACAAGACGAGTTCGTGGGGCAACTACCTGTTCGCCGTGCCTGCGACTTACCAAGCCGCGTTGAGTTGGTTCAGTTCTGCGCAACCAACAAACGATCTGGGGTCGAATGGGGATTACTGCTTGATGTGGGGCGGCTATCCGAATTATGGATTGCAGCCATCCATCCTGGGGCCGAAGGCGGCCGGTGTATGGCCTGCCAATCCTGCGGCAGTGGCGGTTGCGCTTAATCCACTCTATACCGCTGAAAACGAGCACAACATATGAGCTACAATTCAGCGACAGATTTCATTGGATTGTTACGGCTCGTTGGGAGCGCCGTGCGTTCGGAAAGAATGCCGGGGTTGGATTACGTTGTTGCCGCGCTGGCTCGAGCTGGCATGTTTGCGCTCTCGGTTGGGCAGACGGCGCCGACTGTAAATCAGGCGAGCACGCTTTGGTTTCAGCCCGCCATCCCGTCATGGACGGCGGAAGGTACACTGTACATCTGGAATCCGGTAGCAGGGCAGTATCAAGTTGCGACGCCTGCGTTGTGGCAAGCATTCTTGTCGCCGTCCGGTTCGGTTTTTCAATCGCTGCCGAACGCGAACAACGTTATTAACCCCGGCGTATCACTTGCTGCCATACAACGCGCCGCGCCGGCTAACACAGCCGTACAGCTCCCCTCGATTGCAGCGCAGTATCTTACGCAAAAGGATATTGTACTTACCGATTTTTCAACGGGTGTTGCTAACCATGAAATTTTAGTTTCGCCGGTTGGCGGCGCTACGATCATGCAGCAAGCAACATGGAATTTGCAATCCACCGCCGATTACTTGGCGCGTGTGCGTCTCCGTCCGTCCCCCGATCTTAACGCTTGGATACTGATACCATGAAAATGCTCCGTACCGCTGCCGCTCTTGCGTTTTTGCTGGTTTGCGCGCCTGCGCTGGCGCAGCAGACGGCAATCCACTCCGTGCCGATCGGCAAGGGCGCTGGCAACACCGGATTCAATGCCGCAGTACCCAGCACGGCAGGACAGCCGCTTGTCAGTAACGGCCCTTCCGCCGATCCAGGCTTTGGCACGATTGCCAACAGCGGCTTTACGCCCGGTGCTGCCAACACGGTGAAGGGGAGCCTGAACGGTACGACCGTAACGGATCTTCCGCTGCCGAACTGTACGGGCGTCAATCAAGCGCTGAAATACGTATCCGGCACCGGAGTTAATTGCAGTGCTGTTAGTACGACAGGCGGCTACGATATGCCGATCAATCTCGGTTTGTCGGCTGTTGCTTCCGGTAACGCGCTTACCATCACGTTGACGCAAGCGAACGGCGCTGCGCCTAGCAGCGGCAGTCCGGTCATAGTGCCGTTCCGGTCTACTGTAGGAACGACAGGCACGATTACGTTTGCTTCCATCACTGCTACGCAGTCCATCACCATCCCCAACGGTGCGACGCTCGGCACTTCAAATGGCGTGCCGTTTCGTGTGTGGATTTTTCTAGAGTACAACGCGGGCGTTCCTGAGCTGGCGGTGGCGACGTGCAGTAACCAGACGACTATTTTTCCATGTGCGGCTTGGGAACATACGCTACCAACCACTACAACCATTGGTGGGTCTTCTAACACTGGCGGTACTTTGTACGCCACAGCCGGCGTTGCTGCCGACGCCGTACGGATAATCGGGTTTTGCAGTTTCGGAAGCGGACAGACTGTTGCCGG